CCTTTTCTTCTGTTACAGTTACCTTGTACACCTCAGCACAATCATCGTCAAGAGCGCGTTGTGCATATTCTGTACAATCTTCTAATGTTCCCTCGTGGTATAAAGTTCCATCAAGGTATAGTTCATAGTATGTCTCACGAATTTCCATCAGCGAATCCCCTTTGCTATATTCTCATACTCTACTAACTCAAGGAGGTCGTCAAGTTTATCGTGGATGTCTTTCAGGCTATCTTTCACACGATCCATGTCATCCTTAGCATCTATTAGATACTCGAATAGGCTGTTGATCTTGTCCTGCTTGGTGACAGACGTATCATATTCTGGCGTGTGGTTGACGTTGATACCACGATCAATGTCGTTCTTATATTCCCCTGCACGGGCTGACGCTTCCTGTGCGTCCTGCATGATTGCCTTAAGTTCTGCTAAGATATTTTCCATTGTATTTCTCCTTAATTCCCACGGTGGGGGTCAACTTATAGAATCACTCTCGCATTTTCCACTGGTGGGGTCAACAGAATTATTTCCACTGATGGGGTGACTCTCATTTTCCACTGTGGGGGTCATTTTCCACTGGAGGGGGTACATGAGTGATCGCTTATATAAACACATGCTTATATTCGAATATTTGTATATGTTTATATGCTTATATATGGATATACTTATATAAGACCGTATACGATAGTATGCGATGGTATACGATGGTATGCGACAGTATGCGATTAACGTATACGATGGTATACGATGGTATACTTGCGTATACTTTGGTATACAATCGGGTGTGGTATTTTTACAACGTGACATTCTTGCAACGTGGCATTTTTACAACGAATCTGTCAAGCTGAAATATACTATTGACTCTTTCATATTTACCTAAGTTTTTTGTTTATGATTCGTTCTCGGCCAATAAGCTATGCAAAAATTGACATAGGTATGCACAAAACGCATAACTAAGTTTTGATTCGGCATCCCCCATTATTTAGCGCGATTCGTTATGGGAGTCCATAGGGCCTGAAACCCGATTTAAGCCCGTTTTAAGCCCGAAAGGATTCCCGGTCACTCCAACCCATAAAATTGATTCCCCGCGCTCTATGCGAGTCAATCCCTTAAATGCGACATAAAAATGCCTTCTCTATATAATAGGGCTTGCAATACCCGGCGAATCGCCTTTAATGGTTCCTAAGCAATGACGCTTCAATTCCGATAAAAGGAACCAACACAATGTTACATGAATATAAAAACCAGTTTCACATTGACTCCGTTAGTGAAACGGAAAGCGGCAAATATTTTGTTGATTTTATTTTTCCCGCGACTGGCTCAAGAATTACGGTTAAAGTAAACCGTGCAGATTATAAAACATTTGCGGCGGCAATGGATATGCAAGGTCATTTTCCTATGGAATCAATCGCAAAATCCATGGGTAAATGTAAATCTGCCAAAATATTTGGGGGACGTTCATAATGACACAATTAGATCAAAACATAATCAAAGGGCTTGAGGATCAAGTAATCGCGCGAGTCTATACCCGTAAACGCAAGGGCGTTAATAAAACCGCGACATTCATGGAAAGACTCGCCGTTATTCTTGCCAAGCTAACTGGCCTTTTATATTTCGGATTCTTGTGCTTTTGCGTAGGTTACTTTTCAACGCTATATTTTGACGGTCTCTTATTTGAGATTCCCGGCCTTGTGTCATATTGGATTGATTTTGGGAGGACTCAATAATGACAAATTACAATGGCTATACATCCCGCGCCCAAGTAATCCGCGCACTACGCGCTAAGGGCTTTACCTTTTCAACCGCCTTAGGCGCAACGGAATCCAATCCCAAACTAGCCAAAGGCGCTAAACTCGGAGTCTTATCAAAACCGCATAATCTCGCACCGGGTAAGGAGTCGGGTAAATGGAATCTATGCTCAAGCGCGAGTCCCGGTTGCCTTATCGCTTGCCTAAATACCGCCGGGAATCCGATATATTTACGCGCCAAATTATCGGCAAGAATTCAACGGACTCACGCTTTCATGACAATGCGCAAGGCGTATATCGCTTTAATGGCGTTTGAGCTTGAATCGCATGAAAGAAAGGCTAAGGCGCTTAACATGGTTCCCGCATGGCGGCCTAATACAACAAGCGATTATCCTTTCCAATCGGTTGCGCTAACGGTTAACGGCAAGCCCTATGCGAGCTTGATTCATTACTTTGACGGGATAGAGGCCTACGATTACACAAAGGTCACTAAAAAGGCCTTACAATGGGTAAAGGGCGCATTGCCTAGTAATTATCATATTACTTTTAGTAAATCGGAAATTAACGACTCTTGCGTCGATAAGGTACTAGAGTCGGGCGGCAATGTTGCCGTGGTTTTTGAGAAGGTATTACCCGCGACATATAAGGGAATCCCGGTGATAAACGGCGATGAATCTGACGTTAGGTTTATGGATAGACCGGGCGTTGTTGTAGGGCTTAAGGCCAAAGGTGAAGCCAAGGCGGATTCCAGCGGTTTTGTGGTACGGGAGCTGGTGCAATGAATAGCGACACAAGAAAACATGGTAGCCCATATGATAGAGGCGCGGCGGATTCATACTATGGCCGCCCATATGCGCCGCATTACTGGCCCGAAGGTACTTACAAGGGCTTTCCCGTCTTATATGCTGACATGACAACGGCACAAGTAAGAGAGTATTACACGGGCTTTCACGATAACGAGTCAGAGGGTAATTTTAAGTATTGGGGAGATGAATAACATGAGTAGCGACAAATTGAATCTGTTAGCAGAATATGAGGGCCATGCTAGTCCAATGGATATGTTTGAATCTATAGGGCTAGTGGATAGCGTCCCGGCGATATGTATGAATCCCGGTTGCGATTATACAACCGATTATGAGCCGGATATAACCAACGGTTGGTGCGAGTGCTGCAATACGCGGTCGATGAAAAGCGCCTTCGTATTGGCGGGATTTATATGATGGAATGGAGAGTCTATATTCTAACGGGCGGCAAGCGCTTTTGCTATCATGCTACGCGCAGCAAGGCCGAGGCACTCGACAAACTAGCGGTATTAGAGCGGCGGCACGATTCACGTTATCAATTCGAGATTGAACCCGTGACATTCTAACGCCCTATTTCGGACACAATTAAGACACAATTAGGCTGGCCTTAGTGCTGGCCTTTTTGTCGTTATGTCATGCGGTTATTAACTGTTATACTATAACATAACACTTGAATCACGCTAGTTTGAAACTGGCGAATCACTTGCGGGATGTGGGCGAATCGCTTATCCTTTGTCAAGTTTTTCTTTTGTTTACTCACGTTTTGTTACAGTTTTGCACGTTTTTGTAACATTTGGTAAACTTTCGCTTGGGACCCTTGACATCATGGGCGAATCATTTTTGTGGCCCCCTTAACACCACCTGAATCCAAAACCAAAAATTACTTTTGACCCTACCATAAGCCCACCCACCACGTTCAAACGGGCGTTATATCTGGAGTACCCACCAAGGTACATATCGGCGGTAATCCGCTTACGTTATCACGAATTGTTAGAAAACGGTAATAATACTCACGAAAACACGACAAAAAAAGAGAAAATACTTTCGTTGTAAAACAAATGATTGTAAAATAGTTGACAAAAAGTAAAAATAAAGTGTCTAAGATTCGAATTTGTATCCCTATAGTATAATGAGAGAGAGAGTAACTTAAGTTTTAACGTAAATTATTATCACTACGATTTATACTACTAAGCTATATAACGTAAGTCATAACTATAGTTACTCCCCTCAAGAATCACTCCTACAAGTTGAACCAAGAAGTATGAAATCATAGTATAACTTAAGTTACAAAGTTCTTGCCGATTGACTGTAGGTAGTGATTCCGACTACCCACTTAAGTTACCACTAATCTTGTCGTTAATAGCCCGTAGGGCGGAGACTGTCGTTATGATCCCAGCATTACCTTATAGTAAGCTCGTAGAGAAGCACATCTTGGAATGTATCCAAGGTGGCATAGGGATTCGTCAGATGATTGCCTCAATGCAACACCTACAGGATGCCCCAAAGTCTTTATCCACTATGTACAAAATCTATGGGTCGTTCATTGAGATGGAACGAGCGAAGATCAATGGTGCTGTCGGTAAGAAGGTCATAGACCAAGCCTTAGATGGTGACTTTAAATCACAAGAGTTGTTCCTACGATCTAAGGGTGGCTGGAGTCCAACTCAGACTAACATTGAAGTTGAACAAGAGACTGACCCCGAACTAGACGAGAGTGCTACCGATACACTCATGTCGCTACTTGGATACAACACTGATGCCACCGAAGAAGAAACAACCTGTTCCTGTGAGGAAGATAACTGCCGATGCTCTTAGGGGATTACCCAAGAGTAAAGTTAAGGACATCTTCGATCAGCTAGGGCCACAGAAGACTGAGGAACTTAAGCATGACTGGATGTTTTGGGCGAGGGATAACCAACTTGAGCCTAGTGATACCGATTGGAATGTTTGGTTTATTAATGCAGGTCGTGGATTTGGTAAAACTCGCTCTGGTGTAGAGTGGGTACGAGAGAATGTTAAGCGTGGTGTCAAACGTATTGCTGCTGTAGCTTCCACTAACTCAGATATTGAACGAGTTATGGTCAAGGGTGAATCTGGTTTCCTATCGGTATGCTGGAAGAACGACAAGACATACGCAGGTAAGAAGATGGGGTTCCCTGAGTGGTCTCCAACTAAGCGTACACTAACATGGGAGAATGGAGCGCAAGTACAGTTCTTCTCCGCTGAGGAACCTGAGCGTCTTCGTGGGCCACAGTTTGAGTTAGCGTGGTGTGATGAGACTGCTGCTTGGAACAAGGACATGGACACTTGGCAGATGCTACAGTTTTGTATGCGTCTAGGTAAACACCCAAGGATCATGGTTACGACCACCCCTAAGCCCACTAAACTTATTCGTCAGATACTCAAAGACCCTAAGACTGTAGTTACCTCTGGTAGTACCTTTGATAACTCAGCCAACTTAGCTAGTACATACCTCACTGCTGTTAAAGAGCAGTACGAAGGGACTAGACTAGGTAGACAAGAGCTTTACGCTGAAGTCCTAGAAGAAGCTCAAGGAGCCTTGTGGACTACCGTAATGCTAGATGATGCCTCAGTCAAACATGAGGCTGTCCCAGACCTTTCCCGTATTGTCGTTGCACTTGATCCCGCTGTTACCTCTAACGCTGAGAGTGACATGACGGGTATTATTGTCGCAGGTATTGACATTAACGGTATTGCCTACGTCCTCGGTGATTATACTGATAGGTTATCACCACAGGGTTGGGCATCTAAAGCTATTCAACTGTATCACCACTACCAAGCTGACCGTATTGTAGCGGAGGTTAACCAAGGTGGTGACATGGTTAAGCAGACGATCCACGGAGAAGACCCTACAGTACCTTATAAGGCTGTTAGAGCATCCCGTGGTAAGTTCGCTAGGGCTGAACCTGTATCGGCATTGTACGAGCGTGGTTTAGTTAAGCATGTGGCTAATCCCCCTGATGGGGCTTCGCTGAACGAACTAGAGACACAAATGAGAACATGGGAACCACTAGGGTCGATTGGTTCCCCAGATAGACTTGACGCCTGTGTATGGGCAATTACAGACCTCTCACTTAACGGATATGCGAAACCCAAACTGACCCTCGCTTACTCAAGTGCCAAGGGACTTTCACAGAAATAATAATGGAACCTACCTCATGGTTAAGAAGCTCTCAGAGGCCAAAGCTAAGGCAACCCTTGGCGTAGCTGGCGATAACACACATAACGGTCAAATCCGTGCTGATGAGTTTCTCCCTGAACTGCGTGGCAAGAAAGCTATACGCAAGTATCGTGAGATGCGTGACAATGATAGTACCGTTGGCGCTGTTATGTATTCTGTGGAGCAAATCCTTCGTGATGTTGACCTTCATGTAACTCCAGTTGACGACAGTGATGCAGCTAAAGCGGAAGCTGACTTCGTTAAGAGCGTTCTTGATGACATGGATCATACACTAGATGACCACATTGCAGAAGCCTTGTCGTTTCTGTCGTATGGCTTTGGTTGGTTCGAGGTTATCTACAAGCGGCGTGTTGGCCCTAACGAGCGTTCTGACAAGAAACACTCTAAGTACACAGATGGACGTATTGGTGTGCGTAAGATCGCAGCCCGTGCGCCTTGGACTATCAACAAGTTTGATGTCGATCAGAAGACTGGGGATGTTCTAGGTATTGAACAGTCAGTTGGCCTTATGGCAAGCAGAAACTATATCCCACTTAATAAGTCCTTGTATTACCGCACTACCTCAATAAATGGTGATCCAAGTGGACGTAGTATTCTTCGTAACGCTTATACTTCTTACGAGTACCTTAACAACTTACAGGCTATTGAGGCCATTGCGG